CAAGATATTTTCTTATTGTATATCCTTCTATACTATTTGTTGTTGTTACTATCATAAATCTCTATTTTAACCATTTTGCAACACCACCATGATGAGAGCAAGTTCCTCTACGGCTTTTACTAAAACTATATGTTCCATCTCTGCATAAAGCAGTTGCCCCAGGAGGTGCAGAAGAATAATATGTAGGAGACTGAACTCTCTCACCTCTAGAATTAGTATAATATCTTATTTGTCCTGATGAATGATTTTCAGAAGAATAATAAACTTTTTCTTTTGAAAGATACTTCGTTGAAACATATCCAATATACCCATTATAACTAACAGGAATCCATTTGCAATCACAATCCTCATCAATTAAAACTGCAGTACCTCTAGGAATCTGAGTAATAATAGAAGATGTTACATCAGGAGAATCTCTTAAATTTAGGTTTGCCGTTACATATCTTACTACTTCTTGTGCATGAAATGTGCAGAAAAAGAACAATCCCATCAACAAAGTCAATACTCTTCTCATTCCTTTTTGTTTTTTGATTTATCAAGTAAAGTTTGTGCCTTTTCTAGTCTTGTTATATAACTCATGACATCATATTGAACGAAAGCCCATTTCCCATCTTCATACTTAATACTTTCGTTGGTCTCTAATGCTTGCATTACTTGATTATACATAGAATTATCCTCATCAATTACCATATTGGCTCTCCTCTCATTTTCTTTCATGAAGACTTCTATTGCAATTTTTATAACTCGGATTTCATTCTCATAATCTTTTCTTTTTCTGTAAAGGATAGCAAGTCTCTCGTATGGGTGCTTAAGCGGTAATCTGTAAATGATTGATTTCTCATACACATTAATAGCTTCATCAATCATTCCTTCTTTTTCTAAATCAATTCCAATATTAACAAGCCGAGAACTCTTATCAAAATTATCCTCTATATTAGTATCTTTTGTTGTTTCTTGGAACATGTCATCACTCAGGTTTTCTAACCTCTCAGCCAACTCAACTTCATCCTTACAAAGCACGTCATGAAGGTTTGCTCCATTTGCTGGTCCAACAATCCCAGCTTTCTCAAGTAATCCCATTATCCTTCTTGCCCTGTTATATCCTATTATAAGTTTACGCTGAAGAAGAGAAGTACTTCCTTGCTGCTGATTCACGACCAAACGAGCCGATTCTTCAAATAATGGATCTAATTTATGTATCACGGAATCCTTTAAAACATTTTCCTCTCTATGAGACTCATTTTCTTTTAGAGTAGAAGTATTTTCAGATACGTATTTCTCTTCTGATATGTTTATAACTTTATCCGGGATTATATGGATAGGTTCTACTTTATCAGCATTATAGTTTAAATTATTAGCTTCCGTTTTACTATCAGGAATAAAAGCACAACAAATTCCAATTAAGGCGAGTATAGGAAACCAAATCCATGAAGCACTTGTAAGTAACGGAATCATTACTGAAGCCAGTAAAAACAGAAATGTCAAAATGAACCTCAACGGATTGCTATTAATTGCTTCATTTTCTTGTTCACGCTTAGAAGCATAATGTTTATCTCTATCATAGTTACTACTACCTCCCGATATTTTAGTCCGAGAATATATACCAGTTCCTGGTATCCCGGTATTCACATAAACTCCTCTCTTACCCACATTCACTGAAGCTCCACGCGGACCAACAGACCAACTTGTCCCTGTTTTGCTTATGTTTAAATGCACTCCAGGAAGAATCTTCACCCTTTTCCTAAAATAAAGTCCCATATTATTTCATTGTGTTCATTCTAATACTCAATTTTACCAAAGCCATAGCTCTCACAGAAGATAATGGAAAATCTTTGGGTTGGTGGTTTTGATTGTAACTTACCAGTTTTATCCAGTCTTCACCTTTTTCTGAATGCTGGACGTATTTTACAGTTAAGTATTCATCTCCATCCAGATCTATTGACACAAGGTACATTTCTCCAAAGAAAATATGACTCATTTCTAAAGGTACCTCCTTATATGCTACGATGTCACCAGATTTAAGTAATGGATACATGGAATCCCCTTTGACATAAACAGCTCCATCGCATTTGGGGATATTTGGAATATTAATTTGTCCAAGGATATTCTGGTCTTTATTATCAAACAGAGATTTCAGATTTGCAGCAGCTTCTACGTCATAAAGGGTTATTATTCCTTCTTCCTCTGTTTTTTCAACTCCCTTAGGATGGAAGATTTGAGTAACTTCAGGTGTGCGTAAAGGTGTTCCACGACCGGTTAAAATGTAATTAGCATCAACATCAGAGTATTTACAAAGAAATGGCATTAGTATTTTTGTGGAAACTTCATTTGTTTCACCATTTCTTAATTTTACCATCATATTTTTCGTGATACCCTCAACGTCTGTATAAACCCTATAGTCGGTGAGTTTGAGGGCTTCCATGGTTTCATAAAACCGTTCTTTTACAGAATTTCCCATAATTAGTTATAATTTCACTTGATAGTATCATTAAAGATACTATCTTTGTATCCGTAACAAGTACGAGATGTTACAGGAACAACTAGTTAAACATTCCTCCGAGGAGGTTTAATATATGCACCCATGATAGCTCGTACCTATTGTGGGTGTTTTTAATATGGCTATAAATATAAAAAAGCAATATGAGAACATTTCACATTATATTGGGTGTGGCAGACTTAATAGCATTTGTCGGTTTTTTAATAAACCCAGAAGCATGGGGAGATATCTTTGCTGTACTTTTTGTATTTACCGTGATTATGCTTATTTCGTTTGGAATTGTCATATTGTCATACGATGAAGATGACTACGGGTATCCAGAAGACCATCCTTTCCTTCGGGATTTTAGAAAACGCCATGAAGATGATTCTGATTAAACTTTAGCTTCCATATCGTCAAGTATGCTCATAACCTCCTTTTTCTCTTTTATATCAGCAAGGTGTATAATTCTTTTGTATTCAAACACATCGTCTTTAGACAACTCAACAGGATAATCTTTGTGTATCATCTTGATTTTCACTATAATTTCATCCATTTTATCCTTGTCGATATTTGTTTTTGTTAAGCACTCCATGCTCTTAAATAGATAATACAATGCCGCTTCACTATGGGTCTTTTTCAGTTCGTTTACTCCCTGAAAAAAGAATGTAAGATACATGTTGTGATACAGTATATTATTTGAGCTTTCTTCGATGTCCTTTTGGGTAGATTTCTTGATTTCCCGTTTCAAGACAAAGGCATTGTAAATTTGGTTTGCCATATAAATGGTTACAACCAAAGTCAATACAGCAATAGACAAACTCGCCCCATCAGTATCATAAGGCTTTATATCCATTTTGCAAAGCCATAATGTTGTAACACTTATCACTATTGAGGCTATGCTTAATCCAAACGTCCAATTCTCTTTCTTCATAATGTATTAAGGCTCTTAATTGTTAAACAATGTTGTATGGTATCTAAAAAGATAGTATTTCTTTTGTTGGTTTCTTTTTAGATACTATATTTGCATATCGAAACTTTGATACGAAACAAATATAGTAAAAAACAACTAACCCCACACGATTATGAGTACAAAAATCAAGAACCAATTAAAAGAAGTCATGCTGATGGCGTGGACTTTTGTAAAACGTAATGGATTTACAATGAGTGAAGCGATGAAATGCGCCTGGGCAAACATGAAGCTGAAAGCTGCAATGAAGCAAAGAATCGTAAAGTTCTACTTCAAAAAGGTAGATGGTTCTGTTCGTGAAGCCTACGGCACGCTGAAAGAAAATCTGATACCAGCCACATCAGGTGAAAGCAGAAAGAAGAATGACACTGTTCAGGTGTACTTCGATACAGAGAGACAAGAATACAGATGCTTCAAGAAAGCTAACCTTTTAAATATCGCATGACTATGACACGCCACGAAATCGAAGAAGAACTTGACGGGCTGTACAAAGACCTGAATTTCGCCTATAACGCAGATGAAGAGACTTTATGCAGGGCTTTCAATGCTGACAGCAAGCAAGAATACATCAAAGCACTTACTGAAGAGGTGGACAAATACGAAGCCCTTCTTGAAGAATACAACCTGCCTGAAGATAATGGCATGGACTACATCAACCTTCAATTATCACAAGGCATGGCAGTGACACACTGGTAACTCACCTACCCTGCTGACGGACTGAACGGCAACCGATAGCGAGAATCGGGCAGGGTTCTACTTGATTGGTTCTTTGACATGATGGAAATTTTAGGCTTACCGTTAAGCCTGACGTGAAACGGACGACTGAGTAGCGATAACGGCTGTGTGAAAAGAGTATGAGTAAAGGGCTGCACTAAGCAAACGCAGCATACGAATCACACAGATAACAAAAAGACACTTATACGATTGCAGGTGGCCGTAGGCCGGCTACAAAGACAATCTTCACTGATTAGACACCAGCATGAACTATATATACCCGTGGCTTACCAGACCTTTGATAAGCAGTAAGGCAACCACCGGAACGCCCACGGGAACGATATTTAATACACACGGTTATGAAAATACTACTTTTTCTCTGTGCATTGTCCGTTCTGGTAATGCACTTCAATCAAGACCTGTCTGCTATGTACTGGATAGGATTTGTCGGGTTTATAATCACTGGTTTTTCAATCGCAAACAGACTGGACAATGAACGAGCTGCAAGAAACAATAAAAAGCATCTGTGATGAATTTGCGGACATCAGTGCCATTCTGACGGCACGCTCACGGGAACTGGACAGACGGGAGCTATTTGATAAGGAGATAGAAACGGAAATAAAAAACATTAAAAAGAATAGACATGAAAACAAATGAGGAATTACAAGGTATGACGCATGATGAACTCGTGGCATACACACAGAATCTGCAACGAGAATCCGAAGAATACAAAAAATCAATGCTGTATTACATGGAAGAAGAGAAAAAGATTGAATCGAAGTTTGACAACTTCAAGAACATGGTTAAGTCATTAGCTGGCTTAGTAGATTAGTTTTTATGGTTTGAAAATGGGTAGATGCCGGGCTATGAAAGTCCGGCATTTTCATTGGCAGATAGTTCAGGCGGTAGAACACCATGTAAGGGTTAGCATGGAAGTCACGGGTTCGAGTCCCGTTCTGCCAGCAAACAATCAAATACTTAAACTATGGTTAGAGAAATTACAGTAGACGAAAACTACCAGACAGTACGTCTTTTTGACGAAATGAAGAAAGGGGACATCTACAAGGTTCCCTATGACAAGAAACGGCACAACGGAATCAAGCTGGAAGCATCACGGCGCAATCGTGACCTCCGCTTGATCGGGACACTTAAAAACAAAATGGACGTGAAGTACCGGGTATCGGCCACAGAGTATCCGGGTTTCTCGGCAATTATCTGCTTAAAATAAAATGCTTATGATAAACGAAGATGTATTGAAAATAGTCTTAAACAACAAGTCTTTCGGGAAATACGAAGCAGCTTCGATAGTAGGCGGTCTCAAAAGGCTGAAAGAATTGTGCGAATCCGGAAGGATAAAATACAAGACCAAAGAAGGCGTGCCACACAGCAGATGGGCTTGTAATGCCTGGGACGTGATAAAACATGCAAAATTGATGTATTAAAACCAATTATTATGGAAGAAAAGCCAAATCTATATCAGAAGATACAGCTTGTCTCAAATGAGATAAAAAATATCGAAAAGAACCTGACCGTAGGCAAAGGTAATTATGCCTACAAGGCAGTACAGGACATTGATGTCACCTTGGAAGTGAAAGAAGCCGAGTCCAAGCATGGCCTTGTCAGTATTCCCATTAAGCAGGAACTTGTTAAATCGGAAATAATTAGAGTTGTCAAAGAAGGTGGAGGGGAATCCATCAACTATATGGACATCATAAAAATGACCCTACGCATTATCAATCTGGACAACACATCAGAATACATAGACGTGGAAAGTTTTGGGCGTGGACTTGACCCAGGCGACAAGGGATTTGGAAAGGCTTCTACTTATGCCAGAAAATACGCTTTACTTAATGCCTATAAGATTGCTACAGGTGAAGACCCTGATGAAAACAAATCCAAAGTGCAAACCCCTGCTACAGTAGATGAAGTGAAAAATATTGTCGTTGATTACATGATGACCGACAATCAGTTTGCGCAGAACATACTGTCTTATTTCAATGTAGGAAGTGCTGATGACATGACAAGCGAACAGCTTAAAATGGCATATAACAACCTCAAGAAGAAAGGAAAGATATGACAGAAACCATGTACATAGGAAGCGGTGACGTTCATGCCTTGATGAGTGGTAAGAATACGAAATCACATATCGCCCTCATGCAGCGTTTCGTCAGCGGGATAAAGCCTTATTACAATGCTTTTGCCAGCCCTATAGATGCTTTACGTACGGGAGCCATTCTTGAGAACAGGTATCTTCTCACTTTGCCTGACAACTACTTTACTCAGTATGTTGTCAGGTCAGATGAAATGAACGTGTTCAAGTGCAGCCTGGACTTTGCTTGTATCGATAAAGGAAAGTTAACTGATTTTGATGAATTAAAGACTCTTTATCTTTCAGATTACCTTGATTTTATTGAGCCTATCAAGCATGACAACAAAGCTTTAATCGAATACGTCAAGAAGAAGCATAAAGCTTATTATTATCAGGTTCAGGAACAACTCTTTTGCACTCATCTTAAAAGCTGTAACCTTGTTTTTCTGTCTGTAACAACCTACGACGACGAAGCCAACTGGCATCGTAATATCCTTCCCAATGAGTATTGTAAAATCCGTATCACTCGTGACGAACAGGCAATTGCAGAAATAAAACGACGTGGACAGATTTTCCAACAGATAAAAGATTTTTATTCAAACTAATATGGCAAATCAAATAACTGGACGGCTGGTCTATATTGGCCAGCCCCAAGAAATCCCATCCAAAAGCGGTGGCAACCCGTTTGTGAAACGTGAATTTATTCTTGATGCCACAACCTATGACCCCTATACAGGTGAACGTAGCCAGTACGAGAACGTCCTGCCACTTGAAGTAAGCGGTGACAAATGTGCCGAACTTGACCAGTTCAGAACCGGTGATGTAATAACGGTTTCCTTTTCCCTCCAAGGTCGGGAATGGACAAATCAGGACGGACAACTAAAACGTATGGTGTCCATCCGCTGCTATAAACTGGAAGGCCGTCAGCCAATGCACCAGCCAGCATCCGTGCCAGCACAGCAACCGTCACCGACACAAACGCCAACCATGGCACAGGCGTTTCCACCTGATGTAGATGCGAATGGAAATCCCAAAGATGACTTACCGTTCTAGCCTATGAGCATATTCAATCTGAAGAATGAATACGATATACCCAAGTTCAAGGCTTATGTAAACAAACTGTTCCAGGAGCGGGCGGTTGTGGAAGTGAGAAAGAAGCTGCCCAACCGCACGCTCGCCCAGAACAGATACTTCTATTTGCTTCTAAATTGGTTCGCAAGTGAAACAGGTTATAGTGTAGAGGAAGTTAAAATCGATATTTTCAAGAGGTTATGTAATAGGGATATATTCGAGAAAGAAAAGACGAACAAAAAAGGAAAGATTATAAAAACTTTGAGAAGCTCGTCTGAACTGAGTACGGGAGAAATGACTCTCGCTATTGAAAGATTTCGGAATTATTCTAGTGCTAAAGCAGGAATATATTTACCAAGTCCTAACGAGAATGAGTTTCTATTACATATTCAACAAGAGATAGAAAAAGATAAAGAATTTCTAAGCTATGGGGATGGGTGAGAATTGGAAAGATATATCCGGATATGAAGGTTTATATCAAGTATCAGATATGGGACGGGTTAAATCTATATGCAGTCATGTAAGGCTTCAAAATGGCGAGTTAATGAAAAAGAAACCACATATTTTGAAACCACAAAACAGATGTGGATATAGATGCGTAAATCTATTCAAAGATGGAAGTATTCATACAGTAAACATTCATCGTTTAGTGGCTGAATCTTTCTTGCCTAATCCTCATAATTATCCAGTTGTAAATCATAAAGATGAAAACAAAACAAACAACAATGTAGGAAATCTTGAATGGTGTAGCCATGCTTACAATCTTAATTACGGTACAGCTAAAAGACGTAGAGCTATATCGCAAGGAAAGGTGGTTCTTCAATTGGATAAAAATGGAGTTTTGATAAAACGCCATTTAACATTGATGGATGCTTATAGAGATACTGGTGTAGATTACCGAAATATTTCACTTTGCTGTTATCATAAAAGAAAAACTGCTGGTGGATATTGTTGGAAGTTTGAATAATAAATTAAATCGAACGTAACAAAGAGTTTATTTGACTATGGACAAATTTTTAGGACAAGACATCCCTGAACAGGAACGATGGCAGTTCCTTCAGGACAACGCCGATGCGGTAGAGAAAATCGGCTACACCCACAGATTCACCCCCGAAGAACTGGCTCAGAAGAAAGAAACATTGGCTGAGGTATCTATCACCATCAACGATGTCGAGATGGAGAAGAAAGAGGCTATGGAGAGTTTCAAAGAACGCCTAAAGCCTTTGAATGAAGAAAAACAGGAACTTTTGGACCACATCAAAAGAGGTTCGGAGTTCGTCGAGAATGAAGAATGTGCAAAATTCCTATACCATAAAGAAAAGATGGTAGGATTCTACAACAAGTTAGGTGAACTGGTTTATAGCCGCCCAATCATGCCACAAGAAATGCAGAAGACAGTATTTAGTATTAACCGTAAAACTGGAACAGAATCATGAGTGAAAACAAAATCAATTTGGTAGTACCGAAAGAATATAACGGTAAACCTATCGAAGTAGTATTAAGAGAAGGTAAGGCACCCGTAGCACTTGACCCGAAAGAGCCTGAAAGAGTAGTTATCAATGGAACGATAGATGCACCTTTCAAATGGCTGGAGAAGCGTGTCGAACTGATTAATCAGAAATCGGCCAATATCATTGTGAACCGTGATAAGATGTGTCTGGCTTTGACTATTGATGAAACCAATTATTACCAGACAGTAATTAGTGGAGTTTTACAGGCTTCAAAGGAAATGCAGGAGTTCGGTATCAATGCGGAAAGGAAATGGGAACCTATCAAATTGTCCCAGTTCTTCAAGATGCACCGTGCCTTCTTCAAGGATAAGTCTGAGAACATGATGCTGGTTTCCACTTTGAAGAACTTCAAGGCGAAAGTGAATCAGGATATAGAACGTAGCAAAGAGGAAAACGGGAACAAGACGGATAACTATTCTCAAGTGGTTGATTCCAATCTGCCAAAATCGTTCAAACTGAATATCCCTCTTTTCAAAGGTTTTGCCTGTGAAGAAATCGAAGTTGAAATCTACGCCGATGTGGATGGGCGGGAAGTTTCCCTTTCTTTGGTTTCTGCCGGTGCGAATGAGGCCATTGAAGAATACAAGAATAAGGTGATTGACGAACAGGTTGGAGCAATCAAAGGTGTTGCACCTGACATCGTAATCATTGAGGTGTAACAATGAGAAAGCAAATTTATTTAATTCTGTTTCTGGTAGTCGGAGTATCTATCGGAAACAGAATATTCAATCACCTCAACGCTTGGCTGGGCGTGGTAATAATATCAGCCACAGTGATTTATTTCGTTTATAAACTAATTAAAAATTTGAAGAATGAAAAGATTGATTAATCTAATGTTGGTCTGTATGACCTTAGTGGTATTTGCTTCATGCGAAAGAGTAGCCCCTAATTATGCCGGTGTTCTAATGGAGAACTATGGGAAGCAAGGAAAAGAGGATTTTAAGGTAGTGTCCGGTAAAGTTTCCACTTGGGAATGGGGCACTGAATTGTTTCAAGTTCCATTGTTTGACCAAAGAGGGGAATTTGCTGAACCTGTCACATTGAAGGCTGCTGATAACACTGAATTTAACGCACGTCCTACTTATTCTTATAAAGTTATCAAGAATAGAGCTATAGATGTTGTATTCGATAACAAACATATAGATAAAGCTGATACAGAATCAGGAAAAGACGGGTTTATGCAAAGCCTTGAAGATAATATACTTGAACCTCGTATTTATGATTTAATCAAAGAAGAAAGCCGTAAGCACAAGACAGACAGTTTAATGGCTGACGGTGGTTCTCTTCTTTTTGAAAAGCGGTTGGAGCAGATTGTGGATAAAGAATTTGAGAAAAGAGGGCTTCAATTGCTGACTTTTTCTGCACAGCTTGAATTTTCAAAGGCTGTGCGTGAGAAGATTGATAGTCGTAATGAGGTGAATACCAATATATCTGTATTAGACCAGCAGATTGCAGAGCAGAAGAAACGCAACGAATTGGAGCAATTAAAAACAGAACAGGCTATCATTCAATCACGTGGGTTGACTAAAGAAATACTCTATAAGCAATTCATAGATAAATGGGATGGCCGTACACCACTTTATGGAATTGCCCCTGAGTTTTTAAAAATAACGAAATAGCATGAATAAACGCCCGGAAAGACGGGCATACGGGCGCAAGCACAGGACGTGCTTTAGTATGGAGTAATTGCGCAATATCTCCATACACTTGTCCCATTGAATTAGCTAATATATGAGCAAGTAAAACCGTGATGGTTGGGCGGGTTCGATTCCCGTTGCGTCCACAACCAATAATGGAATTATTATGAAAGAAGAACGGAAATTAACATTTGGGAAATACAAAGGACAAGAGATAAAGTATATCATACTTACTCATATTGGTTATATCATGTGGTGCTTTGAGAATATCAACTGGTTTAAGCTGACAGATCAAGAACAGGCTTTATATGATGCGATAGCCATAATGATTAAGAAGGAACGCTTGCCAATGACTTTTCCGGTTGAAATGATGTATAAGCATATAAAAGACAGAGAGTCATATGAAAAGTTAAATACTCCATTTACATTCAATTATGGATATATATCTTTAAGAATGTCTGAAAAGGATAATCCAATATTCAACAGTATTGAAAAATACATTACACACAAAATACGCAGAAATAGTACGAAAGAATGTTCGTCATTCGAAAGTCTTTCAGGAGATTTGACTGGTCTTTCACATAGCATGAATAAAGAAATAGAAAAAGCTCGGCTTAATGGTGAGAGTGATGAAGAAATATATGGTTATTGGGGTAGTATGAATGATTATAAGGCTTTATAAATATGTATTACATCAAGAAACCTAAAAAGAAGAAAGAAAAGCCTTTGCCGTTATTCGATAAGGCAGGTATCAAGATTAAAAAGAAGCCGGATTTAGTGGCCAAACTCGACAAAGTTTTCAGCCGCTATATCCGGCTTCGTGATTGTATGCCGAACGGGTATTTCCGTTGTATCTCATGCGCCCAGATAAAGCCATACGAACAGGCAGATTGCGGACACTTCCATTCGCGCCGCCACATGGCTACACGCTTTGACGAGGACAATGCCCACGCAGAGTGCCGGGCGTGCAACCGTTTCAGCGCAGACCATCTGATACATTACGAGAAAAACTTGAAATCAAAAATCGGTCAGCAACGCTTCGACAAGCTGGCATGGAGAGCAAGCCAGGCGAAGAAATGGACTGATTTTGAATTAATAGAACTCACCAAGTATTACAAGGCTTTGGGAGACAAACTGAGTAAGGAGAAAGGATTATGAGTTATGTTTTACGGGATTACCAGCAGAAGGCCAGTAATGCTGCAGTCAGCTTCTTTGCTAACAGGGCCAAGAAGAACAATGCCATCATGGTACTGCCTACCGGAGCCGGCAAGAGTCTTGTGATAGCCGACATCGCCAGCCGTCTTGAAGGGCACACGCTAGTATTTCAGCCCAGTAAGGAGATACTAGAACAGAACTATCTGAAGCTCTGTTCGTATGGTGTTCTGGATTGTTCCATCTACTCTGCCTCATTCGGGCGAAAGGAGATTTCAAGAATAACTTTCGCCACTATCGGAAGCGTAGTCAACCATCCGGAACTTTTCCAGCATTTTCAGAATATCATCATCGACGAGTGCCATCTGGTTAACCCGAAAGACGGAATGTACAAGAGATTTCTTTCGATGCTGAAATGTAAAGTTCTTGGATTGACGGCTACGCCTTACCGGCTTTCATCAAGCAGGGATTTCGGCAGTATGTTGAAGTTCATCACACGCACACGCCCGTGCGTGTTCTCTGAGGTAATCTATCAGGTTCAAATCTCTACTCTATTGGATATGGGGTATCTTTCGAAGCTGAACTATTATCCGATGAATCCTTTGGGATGGAACGAACTTAACCTGAAGGTGAACACTACCGGAGCCGACTACACGGACAAGTCTGTAGTGAAAGAGTATGAGCGTATCGACTTCTACGGGTTTCTGGTGAGCATCGTCCAAAGGCTTATGAATCCCAAGAGCGGTGTAAAACGAAAAGGTATATTGGTTTTCACCCGTTTCTTGAAAGAAGCAGAACGTCTCACCTGGTCCATTCCCGGAACAGCCATCGTTTCAGGAGAAACACCGAAAAAAGAACGCGAACATATCCTTGAAGCGTTCAAGGCTGGAGAAATTCCGGTGGTGGCCAACGTAGGTGTACTTACTACCGGATTTGACTATCCTGAACTGGATACGATTGTCATGGCCCGTCCGACAATGTCACTGGCTCTTTGGTATCAGATAGTCGGTCGTGCCATCCGTCCGCATCCTAACAAGGAATCCGGCTGGATCGTTGACCTTTGCGGGAATCTGAAACGATTTGGCGAAGTCAAGGATTTACGCCTGGTGGATAGCGGAAACGGTAAATGGGCCGTGTACTCCAATAGCAGACAGTTGACTAACGTAAGATTCTAAGATTATGGAAGGATATATAAAACTAAGCCGCAAGTTCTTCTCGAATGATATGTGGAATGAAGCCCGGACTTTTAGCAGTTGCGAAGCGTGGCTTGACTTGATTCAGTCAGCACGATTTGAGGCAACGCCCCGTATGGAGAGTATCGGAGGTCGAGAAGTCTCTTATACAAGAGGACAATATCCTGCATCCATAAGATTCTTATCAAAGCGTTGGAAATGGTCTGAGAGGAAAGTACGGACGTTTCTTGCCTTTCTGAGAAGAGAGAACATGATAACTCTTTCCAAAGAACAAGGAATGAATGTAATAACCTTGGTAAAGTACAATGAGTATAATGGCTCAGAGTCTGACACAGTAAGTGACACAAGCAATGACACAATGAGTGACATAAATATCATTCAGGAAATCAATAATTTACGGATGCAAGTGACACAGCTAATGACACAAGTGGCGACACAGCAGGTGACACACCCTGCCAAAGAGCCAGAAAAGCGACACACGGGTGACACAAAGCAAATAAAGGAGAAGAATATTATTAAAGAAACTACTACTAACGTAGTAGCAAAGAAAGACGCGGCTAAAGCCGCTACTCTCTCTAGGAAAGAATCCTTCTACCAGTCGTTAGTCCCTTATGTCAGTCAGTACCCGAAAGAAATGATTCGGGCTTTCTTCGATTACTGGAGCGAGCTTAACAAGTCAGAAACCAAGATGCGCTATGAACTGGAAAAGACCTGGGAGCTTCCAAGACGGCTGGCGACCTGGGCCAGTCGTGAGAAAGTGCCTTCAAAAACAGATGTAGGCATAGTTCTGAAGGATAATTCACCGGGAAAATACAAGAAAGGCTGGTAAACATGGAACAGATAAATTTTCAACAGACAATCGAACGGCTCAAAGATACGGGTTTCTCCCCTATTCCTAACGTCGTAAAGATAACCGTTCCGGATGCCAAAAGAGTTCTCTGGGCCGGTATCAGGTACTTCACTGGAGAAAATGCCAGATGGCTTCCTGAGTACGAAGAAGTGGCAGGCTGGCTGGCCGGCAATGAAGGTCGCGGACTTCTGTGTTTCGGCAACTGCGGACGCGGAAAGACCCTTATCTGCGGAAAGATTCTTCCTTTGGTTCTTAACCATTACTGCCGCAAGGTGGTAAGCTGCTACGATGCACAGCAGATGAACGCTGATTTGGACGCAGTGAAGCAAAAACACATCATCTACGTTGACGATATAGGGACAGAGAATCTTAGCGTCAAATACGGCGAAAAAAGGCTTGCATTCGCTGAACTGGCAGACGAAGCAGAGAAGAAAGGAAAGCTTCTTATCCTGACCACCAACCTAACGATAGACGAGCTGAGAGAGAAATATGGGGAAAGAACCATTGACCGGCTGAGGGCGATAACGAAAACCGTCCTCTTCAGCGGTGAAAGCCTGAGAAAATGATATGAAAATCACAATTAACTGGGTAACTCGTGCCTGGAACCTGATCAGGAGGTTACGTGAGAAATACCGTCTTCCACAATACATGAACGTGAACGGACTCACAGAAGCAGAGGTTGACGAAGAGACATTAAGCAATCTCCGCAAGGGTGAGCCAAAGTATTTAATCATCAGAAAAGTAGAGAAATGACAAGACAAGAATCAGAAAGAAAGCTCAATGAACTGAGAAAGAAGTATATCGCCTTGATTTCATCCATGAACTTTGCCAAAGCACAGAAAATCAAGAACAAGATTGACTCCCTTGAAAGAGAGGTGGAACCGCATTCCTTGGGAGAACTTCTTCAGGACTATACCCCGGAGTTCAAGGTAGAAATGCTTCGCAAGATGCACAAGCTGTTCATCTACTCCGATTTGCTTGAAGGTGCGGCACTGGAGTTCCAGTCTGAACTTGAATCAAACGGAATAGATGCTCAGGTAGTTTTTCAGGTAAAGCGCGTACTGAAAGAACTGAGAAGCATAGTACGAATACCGGATGAAGAGAAAAACGCTTCACTGTCTGACAACTTTGCCGGGATGTGTGATGAAGCCGGACTTGTAGTGAGTAACATAATCAACAAATATCTTGCAAAATGATAACGGAAAATGACCCAATGCTTCCACGTAAAGTGGATTTGGAGAAGAACCCTTCTGGAACCGAACTGAAAATCGCCCAGCATCGGGAATTGGAGAAACATGGAAAGTATGTAGCTATCCCAGGCGACAAGACACGGACGCGAATTTTCGTCCGCAACGGTGAGGATGCGGAGAAGAAGATAGCTGCATACCTGGAGAGAATCAACAACCGACCTCAAAGATGGAACTGATATGGGAAAACTGAAAGTCTATTATGGATGGTCTAGAATAGGTAATGTTCGAAAAAAACGTGCCTTATCCGTAATGTTCGAGAATGATGCACAGGGTTGCAGAAGTGACCGTGGGCAAAGATGTCTGAGAACGATTCAAGACACCGTGATTGAAAGGTACCAGACGGATGAAGAAATGGCTGATGGGAAACGTCAGAACCGGATATTTACTGAGTACAGCCTGTTCATTGACGAGAAACCTATCAATGGTAGCCTTGAAAGATGCTTGCTAGTTAACAGCGATGCCGACAAGAACAATATATCCAAGGCTATTCGGGATAAGATTTCTGATGCTTTACGGAAGGCTTTCATGTTGGCCAATCCTGGTTACAAAGAGCCATGTTCTCAACTTGAATTGAAATTTGAATGATATGGGAAAGCAGGAAAGTATGGATGGCTTGTTCCAGATGGCTAAGGATTTGGCCAAAGCAGAAAAGGAGCTGAAAGTTGAGCAATGGGTTGAAGTAACTATTTACTATGGATATGCAGAAAAACAAGTAAGCTTATATCACTACAATCTTCCCCGTGAGATGTATTTCCGGTACCAATGGGTAATCAGATGGAGGATGGCGAAATTACAGTGCCAATACCCCAAACAGATTGTATCTACAAGCCTGTACTTCTACGACAAGCGTTCAGGAGAGTCGCTTGAAGTGAGTTCTTGCCTGTCTAAGCTGATTTCGGACAAAGCCCAGATAACAAAAGCAGAACGCAGGATGAATGAATACATAGAGTACAACCGTCAGAACAACATGTTCTTTGACGAGGAATCCGATGAGGAACTGGTTAAGTTCCGCGAGAAACTGGAGCGCAAGAAACTCGAATGTGCTGAGTGTGAGAAGAGGTTAGAATTATTAGTTGAAAGAAGGAGGAGTAATCAATGAAAGAAACTCAATTGTCCTTAAACTTGGATTATGGAATTAGTAAAGAACAGGCTTGCATCCTTTGCCATCTCTCCTCTGAATGTGAAGGGTGCTGTGTTAAATGCAAGGCTGAGAATAAGAATGATGGTTGTTCTGGTCAAGCTTGTTCCCAGCCGTTTCGTGAGAAGGAAGGGAATAGATGGGATACATGGATGCACCTTGTTTCTACTTCGCTTCCGGAACTCAAACGATTTATACCAGTGAAATACAGAAAACATTTAAAAACAAAAAAGTGATATGGCAAACATTGTCAAATTAACCGGATGCAAGGAGGTTTCGCATGATATATATGCTTACTTCACTTGTGATGCTGAAAAAGCATTGAAGGCTTTGGAACTTGAGATACCGTGTACTGGAGCAAATAGCACTGGAGCATACAACATTTACTTTAATGATGGGGGAGAAACTATCTGTGAGTACATGACATTCTGCGTTACACGTGAGTTTAAGAAGGTTTCATCCATACAGGATGCTGTTGAATGGATGGATAAGAAAATGAAGAAGGAAAAGTGATGAAATACTACGTAAAAGCAACAATAATCATAATTATCTGTGAAATTGTTACGGCATTGATTGCAGATTTGATTAACGCTGACAGAAGCGAATCCATTATTCGTTTTATGATTGTTTATATGTGTATTGATACAATTGTAAGACAATTAAAAGAATGAATGAAGAATCTAAAATAATAGAACTTGACACCATTCTTGAATACAAGGATGGTCAGGTGTACATCAAGAATATGGTTACAAACGAAATGCCGGCTACACTGACATTCAATATTATCGAAGCATTAAATAAAACGATTGTTGAGTATTATAAAAAAGATAATCAATGAAAACGAAATTGTATTACCTGTTCCTGGCAGTCATGTGGTGGCTGCTGGGATAGGTGGAAAGGAGATAAAATGAAACGAGTGTATAAGTATGAGGTCTTTGGCGTAACTTACTATGAGGGCATCTCCGAAGGAACTTCCGATACGTTTGACTCATTAAAAGATGCCAAACATTTTGTGGAAAAAGCTCATAACGGAAGATTTCACAAGATACATCAAACAATCTTCAAGTATGAAGAAAGAAACGGAGAACCCTATCGGTACGTAAAAAGACTTTGGTTTCTTAAAAAAGGAAGGTGGTACTCTACCAGAAAGGTTCATAAACAACTTTTATTCATGGAAATATGAGACGAACAATAAATACAATACCAAAGCAGGAATATGACGATCTGATGAAGTATGCAACTTTAAGAATGCATAGGAAAATCCAAAGGCTGGCAGACGAAGAGATTTCAAAGATGCGAGAAGCTGACAACAAAGGTGACTACGAGAAAGCAGAAGTACACGACTTCAATTCACGAGCGTTGTCTCGCATGGCCGATATGTATTATGAAATAATCAAGAGAGAGGATTAAAATATGAAACAAGTAAAAGTAAAAATAGAGACAACAGTAGAAACCATGTTAGGTGATAAGCCTGTAAATGAATTTCTTGGTGATGTTGCAGATATATGTCATACATCATTGGAATACTCAACATCAAAAAATGAAGGGTGTGAGACACTCTATGAGGACCAAGAATATGAAGATTACAGAAATGACATGGAGGACAGGGTGTCTGTTCTTGAAAGTGCTATTTGTCGCATTTTAGATTTATTGGAAAATTAAAAAATAGGGTAAGAATTACTTACCCTATTCGGCGGTTTATGTTCTTAGATACTATCTGATGGTAAAAACATCAGCAATAATCTAAAAAAACGACCCTACTGTCATTAAACAACCTGTCACGAATAAACATTGTACAATGTTTATAATGCTGATAACAGCAAGAATGAAACATAGTGTTTCTAACATAAACAGCCCAACAAGCTGTAAATTTGATTGGGCTTCATTTTGCCCAATCTAAAAAAGATTTTTTCCCATTTTAAATCTATTTTAAATTATACGGCAATATCGCCTAACATCTGACAGGACTCGAACCTGAATATTAAAACCTTGCCATTTTCAGTCACAGATGCTGGCGCAAATATAAATAGTATTATTATAAAAAGCAAAAGTATGAAAGCAATATCCATCAAACAACCGTGGGCAAGCTTAATCGCTCACGGTATCAAAGACATCGAGAACCGGACTTGGAAGTGTCCTCAGAAATACATCGGCCAAAGGGTGCTTATTCATGCAAGCAACAGTAAGGGAGTAGGTTGGATAATGAACAGTGAGCAAAGAGTACAAATTCTAGTTCATCCTTCAGAATTAGCAGGTGTAGACTGCAACAAGTTACCTCGTGGTGCTATCATCGGCAGCGTGGTTATATCCGATTGCGTACAAAACCATCCTTCAGTATGGGCAGAGCAAGGTTGCTGGAACTGGGTGTTGAAAGACGCGGTTCTGTTTGATAAGCCGATTATGAATGTGAAAGGGAAACTTAGTTTTTGGTGTTTTAATCTGGTAAAATAAAACAACATTAGCAGTGTTATTAATCGGAATTCTTCTATGTGTATTTTTCGCAATAGATGTATACATGGAGATATCATAATGAGGAGGGTAATTTATAATCATTACAAAAATAAAGCTATACATATCATTGAATTCAAGAAATTTTTATCTTTGGAGGAATTTAAAATTAAAATATATGGGAGGATATATTAAACTGGCTGGACAAAGCATTATTAAAAGTGTGTATAAACACCCTGAGAATTGGGGGTTAATGTATAAGGAATATGGTAAATCTGAGAATATCAAAGACTATTCAGAAGAAGAAGTGTCTGAGATGCTTAAAGGCGTATATTCTAAAAGTGGTTATTTGTTAGTTGATGGAGACTATTTTATAAATGTAAATGATGTTATTCAATGTGGGTGTACATTGAAAACAATAACGTCAAATACAAGATTAGATTTGTCGAAGCCTATACCAATCAAAAAAATACGTACATTTTACGTAGAAAATTATTATTTAATAACGCGCAATAGCGTTAATGGGAATAATAAACACTTCATAAATTCTTATTTATCAAAGATTAGGATTATAAATCCAGGGCGTGGTCGGTTTAGAGGATTATATAGTCTTCCTAATTACTATATGTGTGTTCAATCATTTGGACATGGCTATGTACCTAAGGATTTGTTTCATCCTATAAAGTTTTATTTTAATGGAGTCTTTTGGGGTGATCAATATCGAATTAGTGATTTTCTTGTAGATACAGAGCTTAAAATATCATATTAATAACATTTTTACTTACTGACAACCCTTGTCAGTGCTTTGTGAATACCCGATAACTGCTTTAGTAGTGGTTATCGGGTATTTTATTTCTAACTAATTACCCCCCAATTATTATGAACTTAAACAAATTAAGAGATAAAGCCTACCAGTGTGCAGTTGCCCACGGATGGCATGAAGAAAACCTGAGTGATGAACATTTCCTCTGTCTGGTCATATCCGAACTTATGGAAGCGGTGGAGGCAGACCGGAAAGGGAAACATGCTAACCGGGTCAATTTTGAATATTACATGAAACAGAGGAAACGTGATGATGGGGAATTTATGTACGCTTTCAAACATGGAATCAAAGACAGCGTGGAGGATGAACTTGCTGATGTCTGTATTCGTCTGCTTGATTTGGCCGGACTGAGAGGGTGTGATTTGGATAGCTTCGACTACGAAGGAAGCGATACGGAAGATTATTCTGATATGACCTTCACGGAGTCCATGTTTAGAATCTGCTCCTATGTCACCGACAACTTCTACAGGGATGAACCATTTATCCTCCTGAATGAGATATTCGCTTTCTGCCGGGATAGAAATATCGACATCTTCTGGCACATCAAGCAGAAAATGAAATACAATGAACTTCGTCCGTACAAGCACGGAGATAAAAACTACTGACCATGAAACACGCATTCTACGCCTTAATCATCATACAAGCCCTGTACGAGCTTGTGAAGCTGTTCAGATGTAAATCCCTATATCAACATGCAAAAGTCTTTCAGGACCTAGATAAGACAGCAAAAAGATGGTATCTGATAGCGCATCCATGGCTTCATGTTGCATTCTTCATGGATACCATCGGACTTTTATTGCTGGGGATGGGATTGTTTTCAAGCCAGTGGGTGTGTTTCCTTGTTGTCCTGGTCATGAGCTTCAGCCAGATCCAAAAGCTAGGAGCATGGGCGGTGTTCCTGGACAGTCTGGTAACGGTTATCATCTACGCTTTCGCCATCCTGAATGCATATTACTTGGCATAAAATAAAAAAGGGAGCCAGCCCACACGATTAGAAGCCAACTCCCCCACACGATTATGATGCAAATATAAGAATTTCCAACTAAATAAATCGTGCTATGACAAAAGAATTTTCATCAATCGTGGAGTTGAAATCAATACGTGAACAGAAATCAAGATTATCGGAACGTGAACAGGAACTATCCTCCCCCATCCTGACCGATTTTTCTCTTATTCCGGAGATTTATGACTGGTTCAAGGACCTGTTGGCCGGGATGGACTGTCCGCCCAATCCGGAAAGTGTTACCCAGCGAAAGAAGTTCCTCTTCATTGTGTTGTTCCTCTTCGCCCCTAGTGTGCTTGCCGGCGGACGGCTGCCGAACGGCATCCGGGCAGAGATTTCCGGTGTGTTCCCGGATGTTTCCCCGTGTGTAATATCGAACAATATCGCCGATGTTTCTTTTATCTATCAGCAGTATAAGGATTTCCGACAGGATATAGAGTATCTTTACAACCAAATTATAGAAAGGTTGAAAAACAAAGGACTAATCAAGTAACCCCGTTCCGAAAGGCTCGGGGTATTTTTATGAAACATTTTACCAATTGTTTGTTCTTGGTTTAAGCAATCTTAGGCTAAAAATCACCATGTTGGTAACTTTGTCTCAAAGAGATAATAACAGCTATCCTCACGGCTGAAAAGTATAAACCCTGCCATCGGTAAGAAGTGAGGAGCTTGCCTTTGGTGGGGTAATTTTTTAATCTAAGATTCACTGAGACATGAAAACAAATCAAGAAATGGTAAGGCAAATGGGGAATTTAGAAGTTATTCAACGCACCGTTGACGGCTATTTCAATGCTACCAGGCTTGTAAAGTTATGGAACGAACGAAACTCCTCAAACAAAGAATTGAAGAAATACTTTGAAAATGAATCAACCAAGGAATTAATCGCTACCATCGTTGAAAAAGAAAATCTAAATGGGCAAAATTCTCCCTATTTAAGTTCACGTGGTAAATGCGGTGGAACCTGGGTTCATCCTGTATTGTTCATTGATTTGGCTATGTGGCTAAATGCGTCATTCAAATATGATGTAATCAAATTCGTTTCTGACCAAATGATTCGTTACCGGAATGATGCTGGGGACGCTTATAGGGAACTCTCTTCTGCCATCATGAAAATCGTTCCCAAAGACTTTATGCCTAAAGCCATGCAGAAGGTCGGTGAAGCCTTGAACTGGGTTATCTTCAACAGTCATGAAAAGATGCTACGTAATAAGCATGGTGAGGAACAAAAACAACGTGAATTGTGGCAGCTTGAAAAGAAGATTGCTGATTTGGTCAATGAAGGTTTCTTGACCGACTATGAAAGCCTTATTGGGTATCTGAGAATTCAATACCAGAAAAGGAACTATCCAAAGGTCTTTGCTAATGCTGGATAAAATATTACAAAAGTAGAAAAGCCGGAGCGTTATGCTTCCGGCTTTATACCATTAATATCCAATTCAAATTTTGTTTTACTCAGTGAAGCTTCATAAATCTTACATGAGGGGATATGTTCTTTTACAATAGAAATAATTTCATTTTTTGCTTCAATAGAGATTTTGCACCCCAACGTAATTTCGGTAATCGAATCTAATGGAACTTTTATACTACTTCTTGAAGCATTAATTTTAATTAATCTATATTCATCCTCGTATTCCCAGATATTTGCTTTTGTAAAAAGTAATCTTTCTATAAATTCTTCAACTTTATCTTCAAGGTGCTTTATTGGAAGCTCTTTTTGATATTTGACTTTTCCAAGTGTTCCTTTTACAGCATAAAATATTTTATCCATATCAAACCCAATACAAATACCTGTATGTGAGTTTGTATAATGTGACCACATCAAGAAATTATTGCTTCTTGTGGTTAAGCTAAACACCCCAAATAGTCTTTCTACTTCTTTTTGGGTTTCTTTATTTTGCTGTTCTATATGTTCTTCATTAAACAACCATCCTTTTTTTTGTTCTTCTGAAACGTATGTATATATTTGTTCCTCACTCCAATCGGGATAATTTTTACGGGCTAGCTTATACATATATTGAAAAATATTTTCTGTTGTTAGCTCAGAATTGTCAAAAATATATGGAATACTACCCTCAAATGGATCGTTTAGTTGCCCAATTGACGGAAAATATAATTCACCATCAGTTAATATTCTTTTTGTATAATCATTCCATGGTTTATACTTGTATAATACATTTAGCATTTTATTATTCTCCTTTCTTAATTTTGAATTTTATACTGCAATCCTAAACCATTAAGCCTCATGTCTGAAATAATCATTCTTTCGTATGACCATTTTCGTCAAACTCAAATGGAAGTTCCATTTGACCAATCTGACGCATCTTCATTTTTTTGAAGTTATCACAAAATTGCTTCATATTGTCTGAAACCTGAAACAATGTTATTACTTTATTGATCTGTTTCTCTAGATTTGGTTCTCCAATATCAAGTGTAAGAAGTTGGTGATAACGGTTTGTTCTGTTTCCTGATTCACTTTTAGGCGTTTTCTTTTTTAATTCCTCTAAAACTCCATTAGGTAGTTCTTCATAGATAAAAGTATTAGTCCATTTTCCTATAATTCCAGGACGTTTTTTAATACCTTTTACTGTATAATCCCAGCCATTAAGACGAAATAGTTCTTTATAAAAAATATCAGGAAATCTTTTTTGCCAAGGTAGTAATTCTTCTGAAATATACGCTTTCAGAATTTTTTGTAATTCGTCTTTCTCTCGTTCGTACTGGTAACCAGTAGCTTCATCAACAAGAGCAATAATACCTACTTTTGCTACAGAGCGAATTATAATATCAGCACTTTTGACAATTTTTTCATCGTTAAAAATGCCGGCACGATTTGCATCTATGATAGCAGAGCATATATCAACCAATAAAGTTACCTCATATCCGTTTGCTACTGATAGTGAGCCTCCTGCATTGTTCCGTTTAAATTTTATAGGATTTGCTAACCTTTCTGATATGCTATTTTCACCGGCACATAGATAATCAGTAAGCCCATCAATTTTACAGAAACTATTCATCCACTGGCCACTCTTGCTTTCATATCCAATAGCTTTTTGGATACCCCTTCCAGAAAATACTCTTGTTCCATTATTTAATACATAGCATGGAATTTCTAAATCACCTAAATGTAATGGTGTTTTATCAGAACCATATTGTGCTATTAAAGTTTCTTGTTCTTCCATAATTTCTTATTTAAAAATTAGACGTTTAATTCCAGCAACTTTCTTAAATCTTCAAACGAGTGAACCTCATAGAGAGTTCCCTTAACTTTTACATAACCGTTTACCTCTGAATCAGGTGTGTTTCTCACAAATAGTTCCGCAATATCCACTTCTAAGGCATTGGCAATACGTTCCAAAGATTGTAATTGCGGATAATCACCTCTTAATGTCTTATTAAGACTAATATCAGATATACCCATCTTGTCAGCCAAATCTTTTTGAGTAAAACCTTTAGACTGGCAAAGTTCTTTTATTCTTGTTCTAAAATCCATAATACTATATAGTTTTATTGCACAAATATAAGTCTTTATACTAAGTAATACAATGAAAGTCCTAAAATAAATCTATGTAGTTTTACTATTAACATAGTTTAAGTATGTAAATATTGCATGATTAAACTAAATAGTTTTACTTTGTGGTATGAAATAAAACGAAGTAGTATAATTCCCCAAACTAATACATACGATTATGAAGACTATTAGCAGTGAGTACATCAAAGAAATTAAAGAACAAATCAAAGTTATCAATGAAGCTCTAAAAAGAATACAAGAAGCTGAAAAGGTTCAGGATTCAGCGGTAAATAATAGAGAATACAACAAGGCAAAGGATGAAGCTATTGACGCAAGCTCAGACGTAATGATAGCTTTAGAAGAGACTGTAAGACTTGCATCAGCTATGGGGTGTGAAACTGGTCTGTATGAGGTACACAAATATCACAAGATTGTAGAACTTGATTTTAGAGATTCACACAAGTAAATAGCAGCAGGGCGAAAGCCCTGCAATTACACACGATTATTAATTTTCAATACGCACGATTATGAAGACATTGAACGAAGAAATCCAAGACATTAAGAACATGAAAAGTTCTAAGGCTGCAAAGAAAGAGGCTTTTATTAAGTTAGGGTTGAGAAAGTACGAAATTGAACTTCTGCTTTCAGAACTGCCTAAACCAGTCAGAGAGGTTCATAAGTTTACCTTTGGCGTAGAGATTGAATGCCTGGTAGCTGCTAGCCTTATGAGAGAAAGCGCAATGAGAAACGCAATGCCTTTTCAGTATGAAGGTTATAATCACGTTGACAACAACCACTATTATAAGTTCGTTTCAGATTCTTCTATCAGAGGTGAAAACCCTATCGAATGCGTATCGCCGGTTCTTACTGGTAAGGCGGGTATGAAAAGTCTAGAAACCTGCTGCAAAGCTTTAAATGAAGCAAATGCACAGGTAAATATATCTACAGGTTTGCATGTGCATATCGGGGCTGCAAATCTTTCTGATGAAGCCTACATTAATGTATTCGAAAACTATCAGAAGTTAGAGAGAGTGATTGATACCTTCATGGCACGATCAAGACGAGCCAACAACAGCCAGTGGTGTAGAACCCTTCAAGGCAAGAACTTTGACGTATGTATGACAAAGCATGATGTTTTTAGCGTCATGAATGGTAATAGATACTATAAAGTGAATGCTTGTTCTTACGCTCGACATCGGACAATAGAATTTAGACAACATCAAGGTTCTACTGATTTCGAAAAGATTTCTAACTGGGTGAACTTCTGCGCTAAACTGGTAGCATGGTCTAAAAAGAACGTACTGAGTTCAGAGGTTAATTCAATTGACGAGATACCTTTCTTGACAACGAGAGAAAAGTCATTCTTTAAATCACGTGCTGAGGTTCTTGCATGAGCCTCGCACGATTAAAATCAATGAATATGTGCTGTATTATCTATAAGCCAAAAGGTGTTCAGATGCCAACTCTGGACACCTTAAATAAAGTTCAGAGAATCAATCATCATGGTTATGGCTTCGTTTCTTCAAAGCATAGATATAAGACGATGGACTATCAGAAGTTTTTAACTCATCTTTCAAAGGTTGAAATTGAAGAAGAATGCATCATTCACATGAGGTGGGCAACACATGGTTCTAAGTGTAGAAGGAACTGCCACCCGTTTGTCGAGAATGGCGTTTATTTTGCCCATAACGGCGTTTTGCCTATTCAGTCGGTAAATGATATGACAGACAGCGAAATCTTCTTCAGAGGGCAAGTTTATCCACTTGTAATGAAATATGGTTATGAATCAAAGGTAACAGAATCCATGATGATGGCTGCCGCTGGCAGTTCTAAGTTCGCCATGATGTATAAAGGCAAAGTAAAGCTGTATGGTGATTATACGAAATTGAACGGTGTGTATTATTCTAATTTGAGATGGTTATGAAAAGAGAAAAGTTAACGGTTAAAGCATCAGATGTAAGAAGCATAAAAATGAGCGTAAATCCGCCCAAAGTGGTAGTTGATGCAGGTTATAGAGTGATTCATGACGGTGAAATAAAATGCTGGGTAGGTATAGGCTGGTTGACCGAAGGCAGAGCGTCAAAGAGTGACTATTATAAGATACCAGAGGTTGTAAACGGATAATTTAAGATAGCTATGAGAAATGTAGATATTGACGTAATGCGAGAGATTTTAGAAGAGCATGGAATTTTAGTGAATGAAGATATTGCTAAATCCATAACAGAGGATTTTGTATGCCATTTAGAAGTATGTAGAGAAATGAATGTATCACAATTTAGAGGATGTAATACCGAATCTGATACAGAGAAAATCATGCGATTAGAAGCAGAACTGAAGAAGGTTAAAAGAGAGCTTTCAAAGGCATCTACAGAGAATGAAGTCTATAGAGATAATGTTATGAAAAGACATAACGCATCGTCTGTATGGATTGAAGATGGAGTGGTAAAATATAGTTATGGGGTATGAAAGAGAAAGAAATCCTGCAAGAAATAATCGGGTGGCTGGGTAATGATACAAGCTACTTGTCTACAAGAACAGACTATGCCAGAGGGTATAAATCCGGTATAGAATGTGCAAAAGAAATTGTTGAAAGCATCATCAATAAACACGGCCCTGATTTATTACCAAACAATTAGCAAATTGTTTCGTATGCGTTGAATTGTTATTCAAAATTGTCTTCATAATGGGGTATCTTTGTATAGATGCCATCGCGGGTTAGAGCAGTGGTCAGCTCGTCACTTTGACTTGGTGAAGGCCGGTGGTTCGAATCCACCACCCGCAACGAAATATTAACTTATAAATTTTACACGATTATGGAAATACTTACGCTTATCATCAAACAGAAGTTCTTTGACGAAATCTTGTCAGGTAAGAAAACTCAAGAGTTCAGAGAGATTAGACCTACAACTCAGAAGAAATACTGCCAACTGGATGCCGATGGTTATTGTGTCGAAATAGACGGCATTTTACAGCCCCGACACTATGATGCTATTCAGTTCTTTGTAGGCTACAATAAAGACAGATCCAGTGCATTGGTTGAAGTCAAAGACGCAAAGATCGAATTGTTTGAAGATGAGAATCACAATTTAATTGAGTACACCTATCAGGGCGAAATATACTTGGCCGCACAGGTCGTTTATGACCTTGGCCGAGTGATAGAAAAGCATGTTTAACCCTTTAAAACTTGTTGTTGAGTCAGAACAAACAGAAGTACATTTTCAACGAGTAACTACCGTGGGGGCCGTACTGGATTGACAGACCCTAACACCGGTAGAACTTCACAGGGTGGGAGATATATTACCCGCCGGCAGCAGTATTATAACGTCCGCACAGGACTTGGTATGAGTGGCGGATAATGACACTGCAAGAGAGAACATACAGCTATATTGACCTCGTCAGACAAAAGACTGACGGGGTTTTGCTGTTTCTGTCCTTGGGTAAGGATTCTTTAGTATTACTGGATATGATCTATCCGAAGTTTGAAAGGATAGTCTGCGTATTCATGTACTTTGTTAAAGGTTTAGCGCACATCGAAAGATGGGTTGGATGGGTAAAAGCTAAATATCCGAAGATAGAGTTTGTTCAGGTGCCCCACTGGAACCTTACTTACATTCTTCGTGGTGGGATGTATTGCGTGCCAAACCCGAAAGTAAAGCTTCTGAAACTGGCCGATGTGGTGAAGGCCATGCAACTCAAATACGGCCTTTACTACACGTTCTTGGGTATGAAGAAGGCCGACGGCATGAACCGTCGTCTTATGCTGAAAGGCTATGAAGTCAACGGATACGAGAACAACAGTATGTGCTATCCTTTGGCAGATTGGACGCAGAAAGACATCCTGTCCTACATGAAGCAGAACGGGCTGCCGGAGCCTGTCCGGTATTCGCTGAAGGCCAGTTCGGGTGTAGGGTTCAATTTGGATTGTATGTTATGGCTGGAGAAGAACTACCCGCAGGATTTACAGAAAATTTACAAGGTGTTCCCAATGGCTGAAAGAATTCTTTGGGAACATAAACAAAAGCAATAGGTATGGAACTGAGCAAATACATAAAGAGTGAATCGGTGGAACTTAACCGTTCCGCCATTCATTTTGCAGATTATAACCCCAGGAAACTTTCTGAGGAAGCCCGAAAGACGTTAAAACGGGGTATCAAGAAGTTCGGGCTGGTTGGAGGTATCGTAGTCAACAAGCGGACTGGCCTTACTGTCGTGTCCGGCCACCAGCGCCTGACGGTTATGGATGAGCTCCAGAAATTCCCGGAAAACGATTATAGAATCCGTGTCGATGTGATTGACGTGGATGAGAAGCAGGAAAAAGAGTTGAATATCCTGATGAACAACCCGAACGCACAAGGAGCTTGGGACTATGACGCTTTGGCTCGATTAGTTCCGGACATTGATTACCAGGATGCAGGTCTGACTGCCGCCGATCTGAATATGATTGGCTGTGATTTTCTTCTCCAGACAGAAGAAGAAAGTTCTATCGCGGAAGCTTTGGAGGATATGATGGCACCGGTAACGGAGCAGAAAGAAGCCGAGAAAGCCGCCAAGCAGATGGAAAGAGCCGAGAAGGTGGCCCACATGAAGGAAGTCAAGCAGCAGGTGAAAGATGCAGCCCAGAAGCAGGCACAAGATATGGACGCTTATCTCATGCTTTCCTTCGATACGTTTGAAGCTAAGGCAGCTTTTTGTGAAAGATTTGGATATGATCCATATTCCAAGTTCATCAAGGGTGAGGTATTCGATGAACAGGTAGAAAGAATTGAATGAGAAATTAAAACAAGGAGGGATGCCGAGTTAGAAGGAAAACTTATAGCCAGTTGTATCAACAGTCAAGACGAATAATGTATAACGCTGGAAGGCAATACGGGCTTGGTACAGATAGGCAAAGAAGTATAAGAGACAGAACGAGGTCTATAATGGAAAGATATGCAGCGAGAATAGACAGTTATTTCTCAAAAAGAGGAATTGATGTTTATGGCAATAAGCCTGTTTCTCGCCGTATTTATATGGGTAACAATAATGGATGAATATGGTGGGAGATTTTATCCTTTTGCTAAAGAGGCTTATAAAGCAGAATTTCTTTTGTGTCCATCATTACGTTTGGAAAGGACCTTTAGACTTCCGCTATGAAATCTGTGATAAGTGTGGAAAATTAAAAAAGAGTTGAATGAAAGCATCAGAAGAATTTGGAGAAATTATTGACAGGATAGACAACCTGTTAGGAGCATTGGGGTTACCTATGCAAGCGGAGTTTCATGTAAATCAGATGAAGCATGAGCTCAGTGAAATATCGGATAAATTGAAACGAATATACGTCGAAGAAGAGGGTGAAAACCCTTGGGAGGAATAAATTATGAGCAATAGTGAATCTCAACATAAGAAACACGCAGGAGGGCGAAAGCCTAAATTTGACTACAAGAGTGAGGAGTTTCTCTCTCAAGTGGAAACGTATGCCAAGAAGGGATTCACGGACAAAGAAATCGCTTTTGCTTTAGGACTATGCCCTCAAACATTCAGTGAAAAGAAGAGTGAGCACTGCGAATTAAGCGAAGTATTAGCGCGCGGGCGTGCAACCATCACCGCTGCTGTGCGTGCGAAGTTCCTTGCTATGGCTTTGGGCGGTATCAAGACCAAGAGTACTGTAGTCAGGAAGTTGAAAGACCAGGACGGTAATCTTACCAGCGAAGAAGAGCTTCAGGTAAGTGAAAGCGAGCTGGCTCCAAACCTTCAGGCCATGTCAGTCTGGCTGTACCATCATGATGAGGAGTGGAGAAAGGTTGAACGTCGCCAGGATGAAGACGCTGATATTCCAAAGGACATTGATCATGGTATCAGTATTGACTCATGGATTAAAGACAAGCTGAAATGATTGTTCCTCAAGAAATATATCATCCGTTATACACCGATTGTGAGAAGTTTATCATCCTTATCACCGGTGGCCGTGGATCGGGAAAGAGTTTCAACGCTTCTACCTTCATTGAGCGTTTGACGTTCGAAATGACTCCGGTGGAGAAGATTGTCCACCAGATCCTTTATACACGTTACACGATGGTATCTGCCGGCATGTCTATCATTCCGGAAATGATGGAAAAGATAGAGCTGGACGGAACCACGAAGTATTTCAAGACCACCAAGACGGACATCGTAAACCGGATGACTGGCAGTCGTATCATGTTCAGAGGTATCAAGACTTCTTCCGGAAATCAGACTGCCAAGCTGAAATCCATTCAGGGTATCACGACATTTGTCTGCGATGAAGCGGAGGAATGGACCAGTGAGGAAGAGTTTGACAAGATTATGCTCTCCATCCGTAAGAAGGGAATCCAAAACCGCATTATCATTATTATGAATCCCTGTGATTCGAACCATTTCATCTACAAGAAATACATCGAAAATACCCACCGACTGGTGGAGATTGACGGTGCTCAGGTTCAAATCTCAACTCATCCCAATGTTCTTCACATCCATACGACGTACTTCGACAATATCGAGAACCTTTCTCCTGAGTTCCTGAGAGAAGTCAAGGAGATGAAAGAGAAGAATCCGGAAAAATACGCTCATGTGGTTATCGGACGATGGGCAGACGTGGCTGAGGGTGCCGTGTTCAAGAAATGGGGTATCGTAGATGAGTTCCCAATGTGGTGCAAGAAGGTGGCTATCGGGCTGGATTTCGGTTATACCAATGATTCTACAGCAGCTATCCGGTGCGGAATCATAGACAATGCACTATATCTGGATGAAATAGATTATAGAACTGGATTATTATCTGGGGATATTATAAAAACCTTGCGGCCTTGGAATCTGAGAGTGATTGCCGACAGTGCAGACCCGCGACTCATTCAGGAAATCCATAACGGAGGTATCAAGATTTATCCAGTAGAGAAAGGACAAGGTTCTGTCAATGCCGGTATAGACAAGATGCAGGGTATGGAAATTTTCATTACTAAACATTCTTATAACC